CCGGGGGATTCCCCCCCGGGACAGTTCGGACTCTGGGAGCTCACATGATAAAACCACCAACGTCAGGACAAGTCGGATTCGCTAGCGCAACAGTTCGCGTTAACGGATCTTTCTTCCAGACTCTTGGGGGTGCTTCAGGAGTTCCCGTGGTGTCAGTCGAGGGCGCATACAGCTCAGTTAAAACACTGGGCTGGAAACTCCTCTCGCAGCGTCAACGGGACCTGGCCGCGAAGCAACCCTTTACTTATCGACGCGAAGTTCGCATCGAGAATACGGGGACGCTTCTTGAAGTCAGGCCTGGTGATAATGCTGCGTTCACCACAGACGGATACCTAATGGTCAATATGGGGTCCATCGCCAGTAAATGGGGTGGATCCGGTATGGCCAGAACGTTTCCGTTTCCGGATCTTGGCGCAAAGGCGAAAGCCCTAGCTAAAGTCCAGAAGAAGATAGCGGCCGGCGTAGCTGATCTCGCCGACGCAGATCAGGCGAACCTTGCGGTCAACGTTGCTGAGCGAAAGCAGGCGGCGGATATGCTGGTGAAGCGTACCCGTCAACTTCTTAGCGCGGCAAAGGCGATCAACAAGGGATACCTGTTCGAGGCATGGCGCCAGATGAGCTCGAGGCCAAAACCTTTGTCCCTAAAGGACAAGATTAAGGCTTCAAACTCTAACCTGGCTAACCTATGGCTCGAGTACCAGTATGGATGGAAACCACTGGTATCCGATATTTACGGCGCTGCTGAGCAGATCGCGCGTAGTTATCGGGATCTTGTCCCGTACCGATTCGTCGGAAGTCACCAGAGCGTAGTAGAAGGCAAGAGCTTCGTTGTGCAAACCCTAAACAGTAGTATAGGGGGATCGCAGTGGAATGAACTTGCCGACTACACATATCTGGAGCGGGCGAGATATGTCATCGAGGCTGTCGTTGACAATGACACGCTTCACGCGTTGTCGCAGACCGGCATAACAAACCCACTGCTACTGGCTTGGGAGATAGTCCCTTATTCGTTTGTGATAGACTGGTTTCTCCCGGTAGGAAACTACCTGGAACAGCTATCATACGCGCAAGGGCTTGTCTTCAAGTCAGGAACATTCAGTTTGCGTCGGTCCGGTATGGCGAACACGTGGATGTCCAAGGCTAATAACCTTGGATGGCCTGCATCTCTATCAAAGAAGCCGTCGCGTAGCGTCGTGCTAACTTCGAAGGAGAGAAGTGTTCTTGCGAGTTTCCCTTATCAGGATTTCCCGCATTTCCAGCCACACCTGGGCGTAGAGCGAGCCCTATCAGCAATTTCGCTCCTCAGCCAGACCTTCGGTAGATCGCCTAGACAGCGACTCCGATAGTCACAGCACTAAGGTGAGGTATGCCAAATCAACCCCCCGCTTCCCAGTCTCGGCTCGAGCTTGAGGACGAGTATAGAGTTTGGTGTCGTCTTTGTGAGGATAAGCACGGCTTGCCGTGGCCTGTCCCCGAAGAAGACATCAACGCTACACCTGACCATAAGCTGTTGTCAGAGATCAAGAAGCTGAAGGTACTTGGTCGTACCCCGCACGAGGGCTAAACCACTCCTAAGGAGTTTCTCGATGGCATCACAAGCCAATCTGACCATCAACGATGGTCAAACCACGCCAGTCGCCCACACCTATTACACACAAGGTGCTGGGTGGTCCGATTCCCTTCGGGGCATTCTTGCCCGCTGGGTGGACCGTTCGGCCGCTGCCGCAGTCGGTTATTGGAGGGTTTCACTCCTCTTCAAGGAACCGAACGGCAAAGGCTCGAAGAACTTCGTGGTCTCGGCGAAGTCCGAAGTGCCTGTTCTGGAGAACGTCTCCAACAGCACTGTGTCCGGTATCGCCCCGGCGCCTACGATCTCGTATAACCCGGTCTCTACGACGGTGTTCACGATTCCGGAACGGTCCACTGTGGCCGCTCGGAAGGATCAGTTGGCGATTCATCGGAACTTTCTTGCCAATGCCGTCATCACGTCGGCTGTGCAGGATCTTGAGGCGACTACTTAAGTCGCTAACCACAAAACTTCCACAAAGGAAATTTCATGTCTCAGGTATACCCAGTAGCCTTGATCAAACTGACGCATGGTACGCGTGTGCATTTTGGTACCTTCACTGACTTTACTTCCATCCGTAAGGGTGAAGGTTACTGTCAGCAGCTGGTTACCAATACGCTCGGCGCATCTAAGGGGTCCAGATGGACCTCCTTGTCCGTGTCGTCACGTTTTGGCGTGGAGGCATGTGAAGACTCACTAGTGAGTTTTCTGTGGCAAGCTTATGCATTCGGAAGTGATCATGCTCACCGTTTGGTTGAACGCAACGCGGCCCTCCTGGCATCGCCGACGGAAGGGAATGTGCGGGCTCTTGCTGGCGTCATTGCTGACGCTCGCCAGGCCAGCGCATTCTTCTCCCCCCGAGGGGATGCTGAAGGAGGGGTCGAGTGGCATCGTCTCCATATGGAAACCATGTTCCGATGCACAAGTGTTACGATGCGAGCGCGGATGGTATGGTGTGAGCGCGGTTTGTACCTCGCGTATCACGATTTTAATCTGCTACGACATGTCGAGCCTCGAGTCGCTGATCCCGTGGCGCCCTCTGAATCTGTGGGGGCGTTATGGAACAGCTAACCGTCGGCTCGTCTGTATTGCAATTCCACTAGGAGTCTTAAGTGACCACCCGCTGGATTGCTGTTGCAGTTTGGATCGTAAAGGTCGTTTTGGCCTTTTACGCCTCCACCTTACGGAAACGCTCTAAGAAGGGACGTTCAGATGACCACAAAAGTGGCCAAGAGGAAATTCTTTAAACTTCCTCGGCTGAGTAGGACACAAGTGTCTGAGGCTGTTGAGCACCTTGCTCGACTCCTTGAGATCCCGCAAGAGATCTTCAAGGGCCCCCTCGCGAAGGGGAGCCTTAACCTAGATACGCTCCATCTGTACCGATGGGAGAGGCTTCAAAGAGACTTCTTGTCGAAGTACCCCGGGTTTACCTGGGGGAACCCTCGAGAGGTCGCTGTGAATAGCTTCTTCCAAAGTGAGGATGAGTGCGCGTCGACCAATCGGCGTCTTCGGACGCTCGAGCTGACCTCAGGTCTAGACTCGGATCCTGTTTTCGCTTCCGCGAAAAAGTGTATCCGACAGGTCTTGGGTAAGTTCGATTGGGGGGCTGTTCTCGAAAGAGGACGCTTCGGTCCCGGTGTGACGTCTTCTGCCACAGGCCTGCGACTTCACGACTCTAACAAGTACGGTTCAAAACCGGAAGTTACCCCGTCCTTTGCGAAAATGGGCATGATACTGGTTTCCAGCTTGCCTTCCTGGGCCGACCTTTTGGTTGGCTGCGACTATCCGACATGGGTTACCCCTCTGCCGGTAGTTACGCCAGGTAATCGCGTGACGTTCGTTCCAAAGAACGCGAAGACAGATCGCGGAATCGCTGTAGAGCCGACGGTCAATATCTGGTTCCAACTCGGGATAGGTACTCTCATTCGTGAGAGGCTCCGACGCCATGGGTTGGATCTAGATACGCAGGAGAATAACAGATCTCTTGCTCGACTCGGTTCTATTGACGATTCACTGTCCACAATCGATCTTGAGAGAGCATCGGACACATTAGCCTCCCGGCTAGTTGAGTACCTGCTCCCCGACGATTGGTTCGCTGCTCTGAATATGGTCCGTTCCCAGTTTGG